TGCGACGGAAGGCTCAGAGGATATGTGATCGCCATCAGTAGCCCATCCCATTGACGCTGCGCCGCTGTGCATCGAACACGGCGGCCTTGGTGCTTTCCACGATCTTCGGCAGCATGGCTTGGATTTCAGCCCGCGAAACGCCAGAGCCGAAGCTGTTATTCTGCACCACAGTCACACCACCGCCGCCGTTGACTGCCGCCTTTGCTTGCGGCACGGACAGCACGCGGCCTGCGCTCGAAGGCACAAACAACTCGCGGCCATGCTCACCTACAACAGAAGGCTGGCCAGCCATAAGCGCACCGCCTGATGCGCTGCCTGTCAAAGCTGGGAATACTTTGCCGATGGCTCCGAGGATGCCAGAGCCAGCCGACGTTGCTGTTCCGATGCTGCCGACAAGACGCTGGACGACCAAGACGCGGTAGAGTTCCGCGATGACAGCCCGCGCCATAGACTTGAAGGCGTCCTTGGTGCTTTCCGTGCCGTCGAGGATCGACATAAAGGTGCTGGTCAATTCACTTTCCAAGACCCCAGCAACGCTTGAAAGGTCGATCATCTCGCCGCGTGCGATTTTCATGCGGTCGGTTAGCACAGCCAACGTCATGTCGGCTTCCTCTTGCGTGATGATGCCATTGGCCAGTGCTGCGTTGACTGTCTCTTGCGCTTTGGCGAAGTCTTGATTGGCCTTTTCCGCGCCATCAAGTGACGCGATCAGCGCATCGAAATCGTCTTTAGCTTGCTCTGCTGGTGACTTTCCACCGCCACCGCCGCCAGCCGTGGTGGTGCCAGAACCTGTTGCCGTCGGCGGTGTGGTCGGCACAGGGTTGCCGTTTATAATGCCTTGAAGGCGATCTCGCTCACCAACCGCTCTTTCCATTGCATCTGCTGCGGCTTTGTATTCGGCCTCAGCTTCTTCAAGCCTTTTTCTGTATCCAGAAGCGGTTGTCGGGTCATCGCCAAGCGCGCCTTGTGCTTGAACGGCATTCAGCCTTTTTTGGGCATCTTCCATCCTGCCAATTGAAGCGTTTATTTCATCGACTGCATCACCAAGCTGAGACTCGGCGCTGATGTTCATCAACTCATCAAGGCCCATGCCAATGGTCAGCCAAAAGTCATTCCAATAAGCATACATCACGTCAAGAACCTGCGTCCAACGATCCTGCATGACCTTGGCGTTCTTAATCATACCCTCATCAAGCAACCTTCCGCTTTTCTCCGCACTGTCACCAATAGCCGTGAGTGCCGCTGCATTGTCACGCAAGAGCGGGTTTAGAGCCGTGGCGTCAGATGCAAGAGCCTCCATGTAAAACGTCATCTCTTGCTGATTGACGCCTGCGTCCTGCAAGGTTTTGACGTAAAGCCCAAGAGCCTGATCGGAAGAAAGCCCGATGAACGCATCCTTGGTGACGCCGACCTTTGGCGCAATGTTTTCAAAGAAGTCTGCCAGCGGGCCTGCGCCCGTTGCCATATAGTCGCCGAATTTGTCGTTCACGTCCTTGAGGATGTCGGCCAGCTTATCCTGCTCAATGCCTACAGTTTTTGCTGCGATGGCAAACTTCTGGAATTCCGTTGTCCCTGTCCCGGCAATCATCGCAAGATTGTGGATTGCAGCACCTGCGTCGATTGCGTTCTTGATTGAAGAAAGCATCCCGGTCGCCAAGGCACCAGCCGAAAGCGTCAAGCCCAACTTGCCCGCCGCATCGCCAAGCAAGTCGAAACTCCGCGAAACACCGCCGAGGCTTTTCTTTGAGTCACTTTCAAAACGCTGAACACGGCGGGCGTTTGCAGCCATCGCCTTGGCAAATTCACGATCCTTGGCAGCGAGGATGATGTTAAGCTGTTCTGCGCTGATCGCCATCAACTTGCTCCACAAGGGCGCGGAATTGTTCCGCCGTCATTGCCTCTGATCCGGGCTTCTTCGGCGAGTGTGCATCATGCCACCCTTGGAACACAAGCCACGCATCCTTCGGGATCATATCACGGATTTCTTCAGGGCGTAAGCCAATCACGATGCCGTTCTTGATCATCCCGCGCACGTTTAAGCGGTTGGGCTTTGGTCCTCTATCGGCTTTTTTTTTGAGGCTTCCTCAACCGTGTCAGGCATGAACGCGACGCCGAGAACAGCTTGCGCGATCTGATAAAGCCGCAAGAGATCAGCCGGGGTTGCTTTGGCAATAACTCGGTCAGCCTCCGCATCTTTCATGCCGCCGCCGACAAGCGCCAAGGCCAGAAGATTGCGAACCTCTGTGCTGGTTGGCTTGTTGCCGCGACCGAACATGCCTTCCCAGAAATCAAAGATGCCACGGTGCTTGTCCTCGAACCGCTCAATCTCGCGGTTGCGAAGCAGGAAAACGTATGAGGTGTCGCCGATATATTCGACGACACCCCCACGCGGCGCTTCTGCCGTGATAGTCATTAAGCAGCCGTGAACGTAACAGCGCCAGTGCTGGAAAGCGTCAGCGAATAGGTCACGCCGCCTTCAGTCTCGCCGCCAAACTCCAGCGACTCGATGTAGAACGAGCCAGCATAGGTTCCAAAAGCCGGAACAACGACTTGGAAGTTGCACTTAGGATCAGCGCCCATAGCAACGGTGTTCATGCGAAGTTCAGTCACGCTGTCTTCAAAGAAGCCATCGCCAGAAATCGACACGCTTTTCAAGCCGTTCAGGCTTTCAGTCCAAAGCGCACCAGACGGGGTTGTGCAGTCTGGCGTGGTCACGTCGATCATAGAGTTGTTGATCGTCAGGGTTTTGCTGTTCAGACCGCAAAGGTTTGCAAACGCTTCAGTGCCTGCGCCATCGCCGATCTTTACGAGCAGGGCGCGTCCAAGTTGTTTAGCCATGATGGCCTCCGTTTTAGGGCTTGCCCAAGGCCCGTTTCTAGGCTGTTTCGAGCAAAGCCCGAAGCGCGATCACAGCCGTATACCCACGGCCATCAGGGTCTCTTGTAACATTGTGTGTCTGGAAAATCAATTCGACCAGAGTAAACCCGGTGACGGTCACGCTGCCCTCTTGACGATGCAGAGCCGCGTTGACGGCTTCCACAATCTTTACAGCTTCCACCCGGCCAGATGCTGATCGGCTGTTGGCTTCCAGAGAAATATCAACAGTCGCGCCGACCTTGGTGTCGGTGTCGAAGGCTGTTGGGGTGATGTCGCCAAAGCGCAGGTAAGGGAACGTCACGCCCTGCGGCGGCTCGTCATAGACGCGAGTGGAAACAAGCGCCGTAATACCAGCATTGGCGACCAGTGCAGCCCGCAGACCCTTTTGCAAAGCAAGAGCAAATCCATCAGCCATTGGTCGCCTCCTTCAGCCCGCGTCGAATCGCAGACTTAACGCTGCGCAGGAACTTTGGCACCTGCGTTTTTTGTGCGAGGCGGATATAAGGCTGCGCCGCTGTCGTGCCGCGATTGCCCTTCTGGCGGCCAAATTCGACGGCCTTGGCCTTGATTTGATCATCGCGTGTTGGCGGCGCGGCTTCGACCGAACCGATCATGCCACCATCGTCGTATTTGGTGTGAATCCAGCCTTTCAATTGACCAGACTTCACAGGAACAAGGCTGCGGGCCATTCTTGCCGCTTGTTCTGTGTTTAGCTTGATAGACTTAACAACATTGCGGTGGACGGCTTCAGGAGCGTCCCGCAATTGCTTGGCCAGTTTCGCCGCGCCAGCAACCTTCACGTCGCCACCCCGCGCTCAAGCAGGAACTCAATCACCGCGTTCTTGCTGTCGATGTGGGTCACGTTCTTGATGGCCCAAGTGTAACCACGGACGACAACGCGGTCGGCTGCCGTGATTGCCCTTGTGATCGTATCACCACGGCAACGCATGGTGGCCATCGCCACGTCATTCAGCGCACCGCCTTCGATCATCTCTTTGCCGATCCGCTCACGCAGATCGGCCCAGCGCACGCCATATTCGGACCACCCGGTGTAGACGTTGCCATAAGCATCAACAGCGCCTGCATCGAGGCGCTGGAACGTAGCACGCTCACCGAATGCGCCAGCCTTAGCCATACCAAGAATTCCGTTCGATGTTCATCATTTCCATGAAGCCGTAGGGCAGATCTTGCATCTGCTTTTCCTGCGTGGTTTCGCGGTTTTCATACCAGTGCGCCACCAGCATCATCAGCCCGTGGCGAACCGTCTGCGGCACGCTGGTAGAACTTGCGCCGTAGCCGATCACATATTCGATCTTGATGGCATCGTCGCGGTTTTGCGTGACAGGCCAAGCCTTCCCCGTTTTCGGAGTGATCGTGATCCTGTTTGGCGTGCCAAAGACATTGAAGTCGGCCAGCGTTGCGGTCTGCAAAACGCCATCAACGTCGTAATACTTGATGGCCGAAACAGACTGCACTGGGCCGAGAGAAAGCAACACGGTGCTGGGATTAGGCGCAAGCCACTCTCCCCAAGTCTGCGTGATCATTGCGCGGCCAAGGACGCCCTGCACGTCCACGAAGGCAACGGCGGCATTAACCAGCCGCTCAATGATGGTGTCGTCGTCATTCCCCTCCACGCGCATCTGAGCCTTGGCCTCGGCCACAGAGATGGGCAAGGCGGCTGGCGCGGTGACGCGGACAAGAGAGAACTGCGGCGACAGCATCTGTTATTCCTTCACGGCTTTCTCAACGGCGGTCTTTTTGACAGCGCGTTCAACCTTGGCTTCTGCATCAGCGAAACCCTCGGCAATGCCTGCCTCAATGTAACGTGCTGCGGCTTCATCGCTGCAATCAATCACGTCGCCCTTGTTGTGCGAGAAATCAATGCCAGCCATCGAAGTGAGCAAACGAACCTTAGCCATGTCGGCCTCCTTTTGTGGGACGGGCGGGACCGAAGCCCCGCCCAGTTTTCAGATCATGCCTTAGGAGGCGGCGGTGATCAGGTGCTTGACGGCAGCGGTGTTGGCCAGCACGCCGTCGAAGCGGATGTAGCCGAGGATGCCGTAGTCGGGAGCGAAACGCTCACGGGCCACGAACAGCGACGGACCACCGACCTTGCGGACGTAGAACTTCGACATGTCACCGAAGACCATGACGCGCTTTGCAGCAGCCAGCGAGTCCATCGCTTGGTTCACGACCACGTTATAGCCGAGAATGTTCTGCGGGATGCCAGCCTGATAGTTGCCCATCTGCCAGAGGTAGTTGCCCTGACCGTCCTTCAGCTTACGGACAGCGGCGAGGGTGCTGTCGTTCATCATCAGGGCGGTGTTCGGTGCCGAGCGGTAAGCCGGGTTGACCGAGTGGATCAGGTCGATGATCTCGTCGGCGGTCACGGCTGCGGTCGCGGCAGCGGTTTTGCCGAGCGTGGAGGTGGTAACGATGCCCTCAACGTCCGACGAACCCGAACCAGTGGTCAGCTTCGAGTTGGCGATGCGGCCCATGCGCTCACCCAGCAGTTCGCCCAGCAGCGATTCCATGTTCAGGATGGAGTCATTTGCCAGTTCATACGACCAACGCACCCACTCGGTGTCGAAGGCATATGCGCCGAGCGACTTCTGGCCGAAGGTCACGTCTGCGCCACCGTCATCGGTCGGCTGGGTGCCTTCCGTGTGTGCAACAGCAGGAACACTGGTGTCGTCAACGGTCGGGATGTTAAACGTGTTGCCGCCAGTGGTGTTGATCACGGTAAACAGGTTCGAGTCGTACATCGGACCAGTGGCGATCATGGCCTTCTCAATGAAGGTCGCCAGTTCGGTCGGGACGGTGAAGCCACCAGCCGAGTTGGTGCCAGCGGTCTGGGTGCGGAGTTCGTTGCTACGCAGAACCTGACGCACTTCGCTGTCCAAGCCTTCGACGCCGCCGTTGGCGATCATGGCATAGAAAGCCGAGCGATAGTCGGTGGCAAAGCCAGCGTCCACGGCAGGAGCCGAGGTGCGTTCAGCGACAGGGCGCTTCGACAGGTCAACCGAGTGAGCAGCGCGGATAGCCGCGTCAGCCTTTTCCATGCGCTGGGCAACGCCCGACAGGCGGTCATGCTCAGCCATCATGGCGTCAAACTCGCGCTCGATTTCAGCGGCACGGGCTTCTTCGGTCTTGTCCGTCACTTCTGCAAGTTTGGAACGGGCTTCCGTGGCGATACGCGCCATCTTCTCCCGCAGGTCTTTCACGTCAGCCATGATGGCCTCCTACATTGTGCCTTGCCCAAGGGCTGGGGGTTTGGGCCAACAGCGGGAGACCGCCGTTATTCTTCAGCCTCAAAATCCATGCGTTCCCATGCTTGGCAGGACCGCAGGTTGTGGCAGATAAATTCAAGTTTTTCGCACCAGCCGCGACCGCCAGCGTTGGTGTCGAAGTCATTGCGCGGGATGTCTTCCATCGCCTTGAGCATTTCAGGCGTGTTGTTGAAGTATTCGCAGTTTGAGCAAAGCTGGCGACGGGCTTCTGCCTCGTTGATGCTCCAGACATCAGCCATCTTTGCCCAATATTCTTGGTTCGCGCCGGGTTCATCAGACGCAGCTTCTGGGCCGAGGTTCCAGTTATCGATAGCGTTCTGCGTGTTGATCGCATTGACACTGCCAGAAACGATTTCAGGCTGCGGCTCAGGCGGCACAAGATATTCGTTGCGGGCCTCAATGCCAGACAGCGTTGCTTTCATCCGCATGCGGCGGGCGGCCTGAGACTTGGCCTTGGCCTCGCGGTGTTCTTGCAAAGACCGCAGGGCGATCTCGGTGCCGTCATAGGCTGGCGTCGTCACGATGGACACGTCGAACAACTGCGCCTCTTGGATCGTGCGGCGCGGCGGGGTTGCCCGATCATCCCACTTTTGACGGACAGGGCGGAAAGCAAAGGACATCTTGTCCAGATCGCCGCGCTTCATCTTCGGCACGATGCTGCGGACATCCGGGTCGGATTGGTCAAGCATCGCTTCCATGTAAAGCCCGCGCTGATCTTCCTTCAGCGTCAGCGTGCCTGACCGCGTGCGTGCCAACGGCAAGCCTTCATGGTTGATCAGGAAAACCACGTCATCGCGCTTGATGGCCGCCTTGAAAGCCCCGCGCTCGATCATCTCGGTGAACATGCCGCCGATGTTGGTTTCCTCGCCAAAGACGGCGGCATAACCAGAAACCTTGATTTCGCCCGTTTCATCTTCGCGGATTTCGACAGGAACTCCACGGCGGATTTCTTTTTCAGACATGTTAAGCCCCGTTTGTTCCGGCGATTGTATCACAGCACGGCCTTCCTCGTCCACGGCCTCGTCTTCAAGGATGCCGTTGGCCCAAGACTGACCCGGATCACCGCCCCAAAGCGCCCACGCGATGCGGCCATTCGACGGGTAGCCATCTTCGCCGGGACGGAAACCCTCGGCTTCCTTGTCAACTTCATGCCGCGCAAAGTAGCTGGCCATGCGCTGCACCGTGTCCATAGACAGGTCAACCTTGTTGGAGATATCCCGCGCACGGGCAATGCCAACCTCGGTGCCGCCGCGCCCAAACTCGCGCCGCCAATCAAGGCCGCGCTGGGCCTCGTCAGCCATCGCATCGTTAGGCACTGGCATTAGGCGCTCCCGTGTTGGGCTGGCTACCCAGCGGGACAGTCGCGCCTTGGATCAACAAGTCGTCGCCATTCGGCATGGCTTCCATGTTCTCAATGGCGCGCACCTCGTTTGGCGTGCGGATGCCGTTTTGGATCGACGTGGCATAAGCCTCCATCCGCGACTTCAGATCGCCGCGCAGAAGGCCGTCCACGTTGAATTCCACATAGAAATCAGAGCCGCGCCCGAAGAACTTGAGGTTCATTTCCTGCTCAAACTGCTCGACCCACCGCTTCACGGTGTGCTTCACGAAGTGCAAATCCTGCTGTTCCGTGTTGCTGAATGTGCCGTGGGTCAGGTCTTGCAAGAACACAGGCGGCAGCGAGTAAATGCGGGCGATCTGTTCGATGCTGAACCGCTGCAACTCCAGAAGCTGCATGTCCTCCGGCGAGAAGCCAATCGATTTCAATTCATGGCCAAGAGGCAGAGCCATGATCGGGCGGCCTTCCTTGGCCAGCTTCAAGGTGGTGGCGGCCACGTCCTCAGATGCCCGGTTGGCAGACGCGCCAGATTGGAACGGCCCTTGCAGAACGGCAGGCGGGATGCCGCCGGATTGGAAAGCCTTTGAGCCGTAACGACTGGCCGCGATAGCCATCCCGATGGCGTCTTTGTTCTGCGAGATCGGCCCGCGTGCGTCCGTCATGTTGGCTTTCAGCATGAACGGCAGGTCAAGAACCTCGCTGGCCTCATAGACCTTTGCGTTGACCCGGTAAATCTTGCGGCCATCGATCAGGCGCTCAACGCGAACCTTGGTCGGGTCCAGCGGATACAGGTTGACGATCTGGCCCAGCGCGTTGCGCTCAATGTAAGTGACGGCACGCCCGCCCGTCAGAACCTGCTCGAATGAGTATTTGCGCCATTCGAAAGACGACAT